AAAGATATTTGACCACTGCTTGTTACTGCCATGATTAATTACCTTTCAATACTTCTATTTCAGCTTTCAGTTCTTTGATTGCTTCAATTAGTAAACCTGTTAACTGGTCATACTGCACTGTCTTATATGAAGTATCATTATCTTCACCCATTTTGAGAGGTAGCGTGCTTTCAGTAATTGCACTAGGTAATACCTTCTCAACTTCTTGAGCAATAACACCTGCAGACTTCTTACCATCTTCTATATACTCAAAGGTATATCCGCCAAGTTGTGATACTTTGTCTAAAGCATTGTCTATCTTTACAATGTCAGTCTTTAGGCGTTCATCTGATACTGTTGTTGAGTAACCGACTATGTTACCATCAACGTGTAAGTCGCCATCGCTTTCAAGGCGCATCTCATGATTGCCGTTTATGTACCAATCAAAGACACTTGTTCCAATATGCATATAGTCATTGCCATCACGACCAACATACTGCACGTTATCACGCAAGTCACTCTCAATACTGAAAGTTGTACCTGATAAATCAAGGCCAGAACCAGCACTGTAAGTTGTGTTGGTGTTCGTAACTGTTTCTGTAGCAGAAGTTATTCCAGTAATGTGTCCATAAGTATCAAGAGTTATGTCTTGAATGTATGTACGACCAGAGTTATTAACAGATGCTTGTGAAGATGTATCTGAATGGGAAATTGTAACTGTACCAGAAGTACCACCACCGCTAATACCTGAACCAGCAGTTACACCTGTAATATCACCTACGTTTGCAGTAGCCCCTGTAGCTATGCCGTCTAGCTTAGTCTTCAATGTAGATGTAAAGTTCTTTTGAGTTAAACCACCATCACCAACAGAGTATGTAGTATTGGTATCTGTCGGAGTAGCCCAAGTGAATGTACCATCACCATCTGAACGTAAAAACTGTGATGTTGTGCCATTACCAGTTACTTTTAGATTACCCGCATCTACGACATCTGCCGCTATAGTTAATGAACCACTACCAGTGACTTCACCAGTGTGAGTAGCATTGTCAGATGAACTTGTACCTGCACCAATCAAAGACCTAACTTCTGCCGCCGAGATACCAGAAGATAAGGATGGAGTTGAACCATCAGACGTAATGGCTGGAGTTGCCGTGTTAGTAGCACCAGTCGCTATACCATTTAACTTAGTATGGTCAGCATTAGTAAAGTTCTGATCTGTCCTTACATAGTTAGCGTCTGATACAATGTTAGAATCTGCTGCTTGTTTACCGTCTAACTGTGTTTGTATTGCTGAAGTAACACCATCTGTGTAGTTAATCTCAGCAGCAGAAGCAGTAATACCTGTACCTGCTAAGTTGATTGACTCAACGTAAGCTACATCAAAAGAAGCAGTAGACTTACCTAGATCGTAAGTAGCGTCTGACTTAGGGTAGAATGAACTACCGTCTCCTCTAAACTCTTGTGAAGGGCCAATTAAAGTAATAGCCCCACCTTCTGCAGACGTACCATCGTGGCTGTGACCAGATGTTCCAAATGCTGATTCTATAGCATCAAACTCACCATCCAAATCGGCAGCGTCGATTACGTTACCATTTGCTATGTTGTTAGATGCATCGTTACGTGTATAACCTGTTCCCATGTCTATTTCCTATCGTTGTTTGAGTATTCAAGTAGAACAGTGTCTACTACAAATGGTGGGTTGATTGCATTAAATTCGTACTGTAATGAAACTGTAAAGAACGAGCCAGTTGTGTTAGTCTCTATAACAGTCTCAGGGTTGCCTCCATAATCTGATATGCCAAAAGTAGCATCCCCAAATATAGAGAAAGAACCCCCACCTAATAATGTGGAAGTCTTTGGCTGTATAACTCCAGGTCTTTGGAAGTCATACTTAAATATTAAACTACCGTCAACAGAACCTTCTGGGTCATAAAATGACGTAGCTTTATACATTGTCTTTCTTACTCTAGGGTCGTTTATAGCCATGAAAGGTGTGTGAAAAGAAGATGGTATAGCTTCACCATCAAAAGTACTACCTATATCTAGCCTATACACAAAACCTGCCTCACCTACAAATAATGATATGTCTTCTAGACCAGTGTTAGCTGATGTGGCTCTGTAAGCTTTAATACCTGCAGTCTCAGACCATGCAAAGCTGTTAGCATCTTGGTCAGCAAATTGTGTACCTATAAATCCTTTAGCATTACTTTCTGTTTGACCTGATACAAAACCTAGTACACGATACTGAGACTTACCTCTTATAGTCAGAGATATAAGGTCTGTATAGTCTGTACGAAACTGAGTAACTTGATCTTGTATGTTACGAGAAGCTAGTGATAAGTTAAAGTCACCGATACGTGTAGTAGCACCTAAGAACCTTAAACCATCTGGCCCCATAAACATAATATCACCACCTACTTCTTGGATAGTGTCTGGCTCTGAGCAACCAATGTCTTCTACTATCTCTTGTAATTGGAATGTAGATGCACTAGTACCTGCTAATTGATGTATACTAGAGTTAGTAAATATAATAAGTTTATCACGGAATGTTACTAAACCTGTAATACGTGAAGGAAGTCTTACACTACCTGCACCATTACCTGTATTGAAATCATTCTGTGCAAACGGAGCTGTAAAGCTTAGTAAAGAACCTTTAGCAAAAAATAGATGATCATGGAATTGAGATACAACTTCTGCACCCAATACATCTACATTACCGTCTATAGTGTTTACAGGTTCGTTAGTACTCCAAGTAATAGGGTAGTTAGTACCATCGACCATTACAATGCGTTCTGTACCATCGAAGTTAAAGTTAACAAATCTAGCTTTAGAACCACCTGTTTGAGTACGGCCTATGAACGTCAATAAAGCATCATCTGAGGGGCTACTAGCTAGAGCAGGGTAGATGCTTATTGTAGCGTGTCCTGAGGACACTGTAGGTGACGCTAGGACTGTGTATACCTTCTCTGTACCTGCGATACTAAAAGTATCTCCAATACGAGGTGCAACAGTGTCAACTGCTATACCATCTACATCTACTGAAGAACCTGACTGACCTGCATGTTTAACTCTTACTGTACCATATCCAGGTGCACTTACGTTGGTGTAACCAGAACCTGATGTAGTAAATAGATTACCATCTCTCAAGACTACTGCTACACTTGAGTTAGTATCAGAATCAACAAACCAGTATAAACCCTCTGTCTTACCTACTACATTAGTAAATGAAACTGCTGCTCTATCCATAGGGCTTCCTGATAATGCAGGAGTTATAGTTAAAACAGTTTCCTTATTAGCTTCTGTCCAAACACTAGACGATACTGTGTAAGTTCCACTTAGTCCATTTACTTCGAATGTAGAGCCATCAGGCACATCCATGTATATATTTGCAATAGTAAGGCTAGTGCCTGTCTGTGAACTTCCTTGGACGACTGGAGAGCCATATGAAGGTATAGGGTTACTATCATACTTGGCATAACCATTAATACGACGATAACCACCTTTGACAGATGGTTCAAAGTTAATTAGTTGTCTAGCAGAACCAGGAGCTTTAACACCTTGTTGCAACCTAGACATATTACTGATTAATCCACCTTTAAGTTCCAGTGGAAATGATTCCCAACCTGTAGCCATTAGTAGTGTACCCTGTTGTCATATATGTACTCAAATCTATTAATCCAGATACTTCTCATGTTTTTAACACCTTCATTGAACTTAGCTAAAGACATCTGAGCTGATTGGTTATCATTACGGAATATCTGAACGTAGTACATAGCACCATCAATTATGATGTGTCTATAAGCTTCTGGAACAGAAGGTGTATCTGAGTATAGGATAAGGTCTACTGGGAGTGTGTACATTTCAAAAACAATCTCGTACTCTTTGTCAGGAGAAGGGTATAGTATATATTGATTCCCTGGAGCTTTGATTACGTGTGTAGGTATAGCTCTTATAGAAGTACTGTCGTTGTACTCATCGTCTACATACTTAGCTAAGTATTCTTCGTAGTCCATCTTCTTTAACATTGAAGTAGCATTACCTAAAGTATTATCTCGTTTAATACGAAATGTATTGAAGTCGATTGTTTTAGAGTTGTACGGGTTATCGTAACGCATTGTACCAGGAGTTAGGTCTTCTTCATGCTCGATAAAGTTAAAAGGCCATTGGAATGTCTCTTGGTTTAATAGTCTAATAGCAGAGTTAATAGCATCTTTAGCTGTGCTGTAGTATCCAGTAGCAGTTTCAAAGTTAGAACTGTCTAACTCTGTTTCATTTACTCTACGGTTTAAATCATTAACTAGGTCTAAGTAGTTGTAAGACATATTATCTATCCTTTACTGGAAGTTGGACAACTCTTTCAGCTACTAAATGAGTATCGTATGTTATAGCACATGTAACTCTGTACTTTACGTTGTTTATACCTGCACCAAAACGAGCTGTAGCTACTGTATTTGTGCTTACTTGAGAAAAGAGAGTTAACCCGTGTACAGTTTCTGCCTCACCTACTGCTGTCTTAACTCCATCTGCATCCCTTATATACCATTGTACTGACTGTATTACTGACCCTTCTAAGAATCTTGACCAATCTATTGAGTAATCTAGTATTTCACTTGGGTCTTTGATAGGCCATTTCATTATGCGGCTCTCCCTACTATTGTTGTTCTTGATTCAGAAGGTACTAACAATGTTCTAGTTGTATCTTGTTCAATAGGTTTCAAGTCTATTAGGACAGGTCTTGGTGTTAGTAGGTATTGAGTTTCTACATCTATTGCATCGAGTACTGATAACTGTGTTAATATATTCTCTGTTACTTCTGATGCACTTTCTGTACTTACACTTAGTATCTCTTGATGTTGAGCTATTACAGGTGCTGATGTTTCTGAGGTACTAACAGTACCTACTGACAGGAAGTTAACGCGTGTTACAGCAGTAACCGTTTGAGTTAGAGTAGTCGCCTCTGTATCTGTAGCATTTAAGACTTCTAACTGTGTTAAAGTAGCTTCACTAGTTTCACTAGGTGCTTCTGTTCTGTTAGCTAATAATACGTTATTCTGAGCTACACTAACCATTGTTAAAGTAGTTGCAGATGATACGTCAGTAGCATCTAGTATATTCAACTCATCTATGTCTGGGTTAGTTCCTTCTGAGTTAGACTGAACTGGTGTTGCACCAAAAATATTAAGTTCAGAAACAGTAGGAGTAGTTACTTCAGATGTTGTCTCTGTATAGTCTGCTAAGAATACTACGTTAGTTACTTGAGCAGGTGCTGATACTTCACTAGTTGTTTCTACATCAACAGCATCGTTATTGTGTAACTGACCTACACTCGGTATACCTGTAGAAGTAGATGACTGAGTATCACTTGCATCAAAGATATTAAGTTCGTCTATGTCTGGGTTAGTTATCTCAGAAGTAGTTTCTGTATTTACTGACACTAGTACGTTGTTCTGGGCTACAGCAGGGTTAGGAGCTACCTCAGTAATGCTTGAGACGTTATCAGCTAGTAAGTGTACCTTTACAACAGCTACTGGTATGCTAGTCTCTGTATTTGTCTCAGTGTCACTAGCAGTAATAACATGGAACTGACCTAGTGTATTTGAAGTAACAACACTGATAGACTCGTGGCCTATAGCATCGAACTCATGGTTTTGATCAATGTCAGGTGTTGAAATACTTGTGTCTGCTTCTACACTGCTAGATAACAATGAATGTGATTCGTTGACATTTGGTGATGTTAACTCAGAGTCTGACTCTAGGCTTACAGCATTAAGTGTTTCTAACTGAGCAAAAGAAGGAGATGTTACTTGACCTGCAGTTAAAGCATTGTTTGGTACGTTAGTGAAAGGATGTAACTGTGTGATTACAGGAGTGACTATTTCAGAGTCTGTCTCTACGTTTACTGCATCAACTACGTGTGTTTGTCTCGCTACTGGTGTTGATACTTCTGAGTCTGCTTCTGCATCGTCTGCCAATAATGAATGTGCTTGACCTACTGTTGCCATAGTCAAGGTTGTTGCAGAGCTTACATCGTCAGCATCTAATATGTTTAATTCATCTACATCTGGATTAACTATCTCTGAGTTAGAGTTTAAATCTACAGATATTAGAGAATGGTTCTGGTTGAGTGTGTTGACTGATAGCTGAGACGCTTCTGTTTGTGTATCGTCAGCTAGTATATCATGAACCTGGAATGGAGTTGGAGAAGTTGTCTCCGTACTACTTTGGGTATCATCAGCGTTTAACACCTGACCCAAAGAAGGTTGGCTGACCTCAACCTCAGAGCGTACATGACCTCCATACTGCTCCTGTCCGAAAACAGCAGTGTTGTATAAAGCGTATCCGCTTGCTCTTAAGTTATGATCAGCCATCTTTAGTAACGCCTACTAAGCGTCACGGATAGTGATTGAAACTGCGTCTAATGAGAATGTGTTACCAGTAGTAACAGCTTGAGAAGCACTCAAAGAACCAGTTGCATATAGTGTGTCTGAACCGTTAGTCAATGCCCAGAAACCTGCAGTACCTGTACCTGTTACAGTACCTGCAGTGATTGCAGGGACGATTACACGTCGACCATCAGTTGCACCGTTAGTTGGAGCACCTGTGTTAACTGTATCGTTACCAAGTGTTAATGTTGAAGTTGCTTGTGCGTAAGTAGTAGGCTCACTTGAACAGATATCTAAACGAGTACCGTTAGTATCTACTATTGTAAGTCCATTATCAAACACGGTATCAGCGATAAAAGCCATAATGTGAATCCTCTTGTAATGGTTTTAAATAGATAGAGAGCCCCAGGATTGGGACTCCCTGTGTTCGTTTAGTTTATGCTAAGTTGTACTTAGCTGTTACTAATGCTTCTGGGCGTAGAATCTTACGACCATATAAGTGCATCCCACGTACGATGTCTGCAAATGAGTCAACGTCACGGTATGTTTCAGTCTTGTTGATTTGCTCAGCAGTTGCTACAGCAGAATCATGTCCAGCTACGATTGCACCGAAGTCAGTGTTTTGGTTAGCTGTACCTGAAGTTGCAGGGCCAGTTCCAACTGATGGTAGGTTGTTAGAAACGTATACGCGGAAACCATTCCACTTATTCATTACTAAACCGTTACGCAATGCAGAACCTTCACCGAAGTCAGCGTTCAAGAAACGTGAATCTTCGTCCATTAATACTTCAAGCATTACTGGGTCAATTACGATCCATCTGCCTTCTTTATCAACATTGTTTTGGTCTAATAAACGACCCATACGGTTGATAAGCATTACTGGTGAAGCATATGCAGTTGGAAGAGCAGTCGCTCCTGGTAGACGTGCTGCTACTGGGATTGAGTGATCAGCTGCTGATGCTGTTGTGATGTTACCGAAGTCAGATTTCTTCAACTTCATTGAAGCTAATAGCTCGTCTGAACCTGCAGCTGAGTCAGCTTTAGTACCGTTAACTACGTTGTTAACTGTGTCTGCTGCTGTATGTAAAGCAGATTGCTTATAACCTGATAAGTAACCTAATACTTCTTGGTCAAGTTGGTCAGCTAAACGGAACGCAGCACGATTAGTTGCTAAGTCCATGAAGTTTACATGTGAGTGTGCTTCTTCGATGTCGTCGATTTTAAATGCAAAGTAGTTTGCTTTATCAACTGTTAAAGAGAAGTCTGCATCGTCCAAGTCTTGTGGAGCAATCTGTGTTCCACGCTTGTATGCTGATACTGAAATCTCAGGTTCTTTGATAATTTTAACTGTATCACCTTGAGAAGCTATTTCACCGAAATAGTCTGAGTTAGTGATGTCGTTACAGATGCTCTTCTTACGGAAAGCAAGTTGTACTTTCTTTGAATAGATAACTGAAGAGAAGTTACCATTTGGCAGGTTTGTATGTCCTGATTCTGCTGCAAAAGCCATGATTAATATCCTTTATGATTTGGCTTGATAATAAAGATACTTAATTGTATCTCGGTTAAATGAACCTAAAACAATCTGGATAAGGGGCTGAGTTTTCAAGGGTGCGATTAGATCAACTTGCCAGTCTTACTAATCGGGCCTTTATTGTCAGGTAATTCTTAGAGATTTATTAGTGTTCTTTGACTCCTTAGAGTCTTTGAAGATGCCCTATATGACCACGCATATCGGTCTGTTAGGACATCAACAGTTATACCATACTTGTACTTGTCTGTCAAGCACTTATTTAAGTATGTTGGTATTAACGAGCTTTGCCTGATACGTCGTAAATGAACTTACCAGATGCCATAGCTGCTTGTATCTTCTCGTAGTTATCTTCAAACTGTTTATCAGTCATCTTAGACACTTGAGATTCTTTAATCATTTGACCAGAACCATCACTATCTACAGCAGGTGTACCACGCTTAGTTACAGTCTT